CCACAACATGGGCAAAATGCTGGTTCTTCTCCATTATCGAGGAGCACGATACTCAATGTTTCGCACTCCTCGCACTCGATACGATACTCGTTATTCAATCTATCCCCCTAGAAATCAATCTCGCAGGCACCTCCTGCACAAGCAGCCGCTGCGATGGTATCTACCTCTGTATATTTTTGTTCTGTTAGGTCTGTCTTCCAATCGACTGATTTCAGGTTTTGTTGAATCTTATTCCATTTGTGTAGGAGATATGCATCTTTCAGACAGTGTTCTGCCTTCTTGATATCTCCTTTGAAGTAGTTGTTTGCGAAGTTCTCAAAGCGACGAATCCAATCTTTACGTGCGCTGTTCTCGGCAGACTCAAGACTCACATCGAGTCCCATGCCTTGTGCGGTTGAACATGCATCCCATAGATTTGGAAACACTTTGATTGCATCGACTACCAAGCCTGAAGCAAAGATAGCTGCAACTCCATACTGTTTGACCATCTCTTTTTCCGTGATGACCGCAGTGTTTGGTGCTTGGTTGTAGTCCTTATCTCCTGTTGGTGACAAGAACGAGATGCCTGAGAAAGAGTAACGATTCTTAAACACGTACTTTTCAACTTCATCCCAATCGTCTACGATGATGGTGTTTGATACGTTATGACGAATGCCTTTATCTGCACAAAGATCTTCGTTAGTACCAGCAACCACCCAATGTTTTTGTGCTTTCGCGACCAACTCGAGGTGCTTTACACCATAGAGATCGTCTTTATACATTGAGCCTTTTTTCGGAACGATAGGGAAAGAAACAACTACATCACTGCCTGTTGCAGACCATACTGATTCTTCAACCATGTATGGATTTGACTTTGTGATAGCCTGAGTAATTTCAGATTCTTTATTCATTTGCACGTTTCTGATATACATGCTTGAGTGTTCCGCGTGGATTCCAGAAGCGGTTTGTAAAAGAACTGATGCATTACCGCTTGGCTTAACACAAGTAGTCCGAGCAGCAGGGTTAATACCAATAATGGATGCCATTTCTTTGTTAACTTGTTTGACAATCTTTGCTCCTTTTTCGAGGACCTTTTCGTCGAACAAAACCTTTGGATTATTCATCCAACCAGTGATTGAAACACCAAGTAGTGCTTCTCTGTCAAAGATCTTCTTCGATACAGGACTCAAGAATTTGAAGTCTGTGTATCCAGCTTGTAGTGTGCCCAAGATAGCAGCAGCACGACACGCTTTGTAAAAGTCCTCTTCTGTGTGACACATACCACCGTTAATCTCTGTCAGGTTACAACCTTGCCAACCTGATTCTCCGTCCATTTGAGGGAACATGCCGATCTCGACACAGGGATTTGTTGTATGTTCTTTTGAGGTTGTGAAGTAAAAGCCTGGTTCACCGAATGATTTAACAGATTCCATGATCTTGCTAAACATTTCAGGTGTAGCTTCATCACGAACGATGACTGCAGAGTTGTTTGAACGACCACGCTGTGGGTTGTCCATAAACCAGTTACCTGTCTTTGCAGTCATCATCTCTTCGTCTTCTGGAGAGAAGAGACAAATAGTAGCAGAACGACGTACACCGCCTGAGAGTACTGCGTCAGCTGCATGCATACAGATGTCATAGACTGTGATCGGACGTAATGCAACTGGACCGCCATCCATGACCATGCCTTGCAGCATGTGTTCGATCTTATCGAGAGAACGACGCAGACCTTCTGGACCTGGAGCTTTGAATCCACCAGAGATCTTAGCACCTTTTGGTCTGATCTGTGATAGGTCAAAGAACACGCGGCGACCTTCATACTCTGGGTACTTACCGCCGCCTACCATATATGAGGCCATCAGTACGTCAAGTGCAGATGCCCAACCTTCGATTGAGTCTTCTACGATATAACCTTTTGCTTGTTTTGTGCGTTGCTGAATTTGTGGCAGCTTTGCAACATGATGCTCTTGTACAGAGAAACCCGCACCAGCACCACATAAGAGAATATAGAAGAACTCACCAAAAAATTCAGGACGATCCGCATAAGAAGAGGTACAATTATACATGCGCATCTGATGTTTGAGCAGCTGCTCTCCACCAAACTGCAGTGCTCGCTGAGCGCCTAGAACACGTTGTTCTTTATACGATTGGCGAGCTTCGTCTAGGTATACTTGCAGTTTGTTTCCTTGCGACTTGTAGTTCTCTTCGTGCATAGAGATAACGCGATCTACCGCCTCATCCCATGTTTCGTAATTACCTGTATCTTCGTTAAAACGAGAATAGCCGTCATAGAACTTTGTCTCGGACAAAAACTCTCTCGTGTCTACAAACTGTGTTTGCATACCTTGTACCTCATGTCTTGATTTTTTCTAGATGTAGTATTATATATCAATTGACTGTTTTTGTAAACAGCCTGGGGAGAGTTTTTATTGAAAATATTTCTTAATCATTTCTAATTGATCATCATATTTTGCGATCTGCTCAAGTTCTGTTTCAATGGCTTCCATGATATCTGGGTGTTCACCAACACCAACAGGATTACGTAGATAAACTTCAACGTTTGCAACGTGTTTGTCGATGTGGCCACCTGCGTGTCTCATTGCTGATGCGATGAGTAGTTCTCTCAATTCATTTTCTCTTTTCATTATGATATTTCCTCAATATTGATTTTCTTACTAATAGAAGGGAATCTTTTTCCTGTCACGTGGTGTTCTAACCGAGATCGTTTTGGATCAGGATAACCAATGCCCATGATTAAAAGTGGTTTATCTCCACCAATGGCTTCACTAACTTTCTCTTCATCAAAACATTGACAGCAGCCAGTAGAATAACCTAATATATTTGAAGTTAGAGTAAGATAGGCTGATGCGATACCAATTGCTGTATCTCTATCTCTTTCTACTATTTGATATGCTTCTTCTTTATCACCTTTTTCAATGCCAGCTAATACCTTAGGTTCATCACCTTTATACTTATTAAATGGATCATCATCGTGACAAAATACCACTACTAAGTTTGCAAGAGTTTGTGAGTTAGTAGATATGGCTTCGTCAGAATAAAAACCTTCTTCTGTATGTACCCTTGCACCTATAGTGTTAGCATGAATCTTTTCAATCACATCACGATTAGTAATAAACTTCGCTTTATAAAATACTCTATTTTGTTTTGACGCGCAATCCGTAACAGAGACTTGCATGGTTTTTATGTCTTCAATTGGAATATCTCTTGATAAGTCCCAATTTCTCTGACAGCGCTGAGATTTAGTGATTGTTTTTTCTAAGAATCTATTGAATGACATGTTCGTTAATCTCCCATTATTGAACAGTACTATTATATATTACTTCTTTCGCATCTTATCAATTGCTCTACTACCGAACCAGAATGAAATGATAGCAGCGAAGATAGCTTTCGTATCCTCGTCCCATAATAATTGAATCGCTTCTGAAAACTCTGTGCCTTTTTCGAGGGCTTCCATTAGAAGCGTGATCTCGATGGTCGCAAAGAGCCCAAAGAAAGCGTAAGTGATTACTGGTCTTACTGACTTCTGTAAGCCAGCAATAAACCCTGTTCCTTGATTGATACTGATATCGTGTTGAATCAAACGTGTATGTTCGTCATCTGCACCTTTTGCTTCATACATCTTCATATCATGGTCAAACCCCTTAGCGCGAAGTTCTGCCATGACCTTCATCTTCTCAATCTCGTGTTTACGATCTGCTTTATCTTTGAACGCATCAGTAATTGCTGGTACGGTCGAAGACGCAAATCCTAATAATGAACCTAATATTGAAAGCATTATAATTCTATCTCCTAAGCATTATTCTTCTATACAGCATCAAATATATAGAATTGATTATATCTATTCCATGAACCGGCACTGCTATAAGTTGTACTATGAAACGATAATGTATCAAATCTGAATCTTACATAAGTTGCTGGATCAGTTAAACCTGATAAATTTTGAGACCACCCACCATTAGAAGTCGGATTTAGATTTCCGTTTGACATTGAATTATTCAGATACCAATTTGTTAATAATCCGCTACTGTTGACAGACCAATAAATATGTTGAGGATTGTTCCATGTAAAATATCCCACATCTGTACCGTTTAATCCACCTGTTTTGAGTATCATAGTTTTCCAATATCTAGCATGGCTGTAACTGTTACTAGCATTCAAATTACCTCCATGATATGCACCACCAGTATTGTTTGATCCGTAAACAAACTGTGAACCATATCCACCAGTGTAGCTTCCTAGAGCATCTCTATGAAACTGGAAGTTAATTGAATCATATCCAGAAGATAATCCGCTCGCTAATCCATAACACCCAGCTGATGGATAAAGTGTATCATTAACAGTGTAGTTTCCTGTATTAGCATTTATCGGAGAACCAAAGGTAAATCTGGCAGTGCGCTGTCCATCTAATTCATTATCATCGCCATGCATGAGACCAATAGTTGCAGTACCAGATGATCCATTAAGAGTTAAGTTAAATGTACCATTGGTATAATTTTTGTTACTGACTGTGCAGTTAGTTACCCCATATATGTTATAATATTCATTTGCCCCTGTTGGTATGAATGTTACAGGAATAGTTGGATTATTTAGATGGCCAGAATATACAATATCAATATATTGCCATACACCTTCATTGATTGGATTACTTCTTACTGAAACACTATATGATGGAGCTTGACTTGTATCATTAATTGTAACACTTTTATTTTGACCCTGACAACTAAAAGTCATAGTCTGAGCACCTTCAGTGGTAGCATCTTCAACAGCAGTAATTGTTACGGTAGCATTGCCACCAGAAACTGTCATGTTTCCTGTTAATCCTTGACTAATGTCGCCAGATTGTATTCCGGAAATGCTATAGGGGAAAGTATATCCATTTGAGTATCCGGTGACGGGAAGTGTAAATGTAACTGAAGATCCTTCATTTACGTTATCTACGGAAGAATATAAAATACCAATAGATTGTGCTGAGATGCCATAGAAATCAGATATTTCTATATTTCCTGATGAAGGAACACCTGCATCATCCACTCCAGCAGTTCCTCCATTATAAAATTCAGACATCTTAAACGGCGAGCCATCAGAAAATTCTGCTGCAACCTCTGATAGCTTTAAGTGTCCTGAGGATTTAACAGCCATTATACGTTTCCGTATGCACCAATGTCAGATATCGATGTCACTTCACCAGAGTCAGCAATCTTGACAACAGCAGTATTATTATATTTGAATACCAAACCATTACCAGATAAACCAGCAGTCCAACCAGTTGGGAATCCATTTATAGCAGACTGATCGTTATCAGATCTTTCATTTATTGTTCTACCGAAAATCCTTGCAATTTTTCTAGGACGACCCATTACCCTATTCCTTTTTCCTGATAGTAATCACGAAAACGTTTCAATAATACAGGCATTCCCTTCTTCTTACGACGATCGTGAATCGTCTTCGTCTTGAATTTAGGTCCCATATTCTTTGTGTCTTGTGGTATGCCAGCATCCGCAGTAGTAGTCATCTCTTCTGCTTGCGCGCGACGAATGGCGTCAGGAGTCGGTGCGCCCTTCTCGCCTTTCTTACGCATCTTCTCGCCTCTGCGACGCTTAGCCCAAATATTTGCCCAAAGTCCGTTACTCATTTGTAAATCTCGCTAATGGTAATGTAAACTGGTTGATTCGTGTTTACGTGTGTCGCTGCATAGATGTCAACACCAAATACATCACCAATAGGATACGCGTCTTCATGTACACGTATCTGATCTTTTGCCCTTACGACATCATCGTAGGTTGTATTTACGATTTTAGGATTACGAACTCGATAGATTCCTGGAGACAACTGCTTGTCTTCTAATACGAACCATTGACTCTGTTCGTTCAAGAAATCAAGGATGTCAAGATCACACTTATCGCACATCTCAGCGAGTCGTGTATCATCGAGTTGATACTTTTCTTTTATAAGGTATAGAGCGGCCGCGAAAGAACCAAGCTTTGATCCACCTCCCGGTACTTTATTGAGCAGTCGCTTAACGTTAGCAGCAAGGCGAATAAAGGGAGTGTAAGCAGCCTTCTTTTCTTTTGTGTCGATGTTGACGCCTTTGACTCGTTTACCTTCTTCATCGATTATGCCTTCCTTGTATGCATCCCAACTCTTCCAATCAAGTACAAGCATTCGAATAAAACGAAACGTATACGTAAGGTCAGCCGCTTGTTTGATTATCCCCATTATATTTTCCTTAATACGTTTACGACATTTGGATCCATTATGATGCCAGTCAGCTGATCGTTTTTGATGTAATTCAAAAATATCAAAAATGGTTTTATAACTGGCCAATGTCTCTCATCTAACCTGACTTCTAACATCTTCAGCGCTGGCTTAATACCAAAAACGTTAAAGATAACTATTAAATGATTTAATATCAAACGTTCAGCTAACTTGTCATCATCTAAATAACGGTTAACCAAACGCTTGATATACTTAAATCGTTTCAAATCCTCGTTAAACTCTTCGATATCTGAGAACGTAGGATTATAATAATGTTTAGCAGCAAAGAGTACGAGGTTTGACTCGTTCAGGTTTTCTTCAAGGTTTTTCATAATGTTTATATATTAAAACAAACCCCACTTCTTTTTAGTACCTTCGTCTGCTGTTTCTTCGAGATGCTCTTCGAGCTCTTCTACTAAATCATCTTGATTCTTACGACGATCGAGTTCGATGTCATGTTGACGGCCGAGAGCTTCAAGCTCTAGCTTATTCATTTCATCAAGTGATTTGGTTGTAGGTGGAGCTTCATTCAGCTGTTCAGCCCATTCAGTTACTGGACCATCGACAACATCTTCGACTACTGGTGCAGCTTTCTTTGCAGGCTTTTTAGTTTTTCCATAAAACTCATCGATTTGGACTTGAGAGATCTTTTGTACTTTCAAGATCTCTTTCGTCCGTGGATTCATCCAACCGCGGGGCGTAGGTACTGCACCCTTTGCCCATGAGGGAGGTTTAATAGCCATTCTATTTCTCCTTAAATTTTGTGAGCATCCAAATCATCATGCGCCATATCTGGATCATAATGCTTCTTCAAAAAACTATGCATGTGTTTAGTATCTTTATGACCAAGATGTACTACAGGATGACCACCACCTGGTCCACGATCGCTATGAATCTTTGCTTTGATCCCAGCTTTCTTTGCTTTATCTACAAAAGATTTTGCTGTGTTTTTTCCATCTTCTGCATAATCGAATTCATGTGTGTAGCTCTCTTCGATCTCTTCGTCCTTTTTATACATTGACTTATAGGCATCGATGATATCAACATTCTTATTGTATGACTCAGCTTTCATGGCTGCAGGATCTTTGAACTGAGTGCCACCAGGTACGATCTTACGATCACCTTTTGGATTATCATTGCTACGCATCTTCGCATTCTTGACATTTGATGTCATCTTTTCAAAGTTCTTTTTATCGATCTCTGGCTCATTTAAGTGTGCATCAGGACCTTTAGCGATTTCCGCATCAGCAGCTTTCATCATCTCTTTTGCAGCAGAATGCTGTTGCTTATCCATCATACCTTCTGGCTCTGTAGCACCTTTTGTGTGCTTGTCCTTTTCGTTCTTCTTTTCAGACAGAACAGACTTAAGAGCTGAACGGATACGTGATTCTTTTGTTTCCATTGCCTTTTCTTTCTTACCGCTATCTAATTTTGGATTCATTTCAACTTCGCTCTTTTCACCTTTACGCCGCTTCTTGAAGTCTGCTGCCACTTTCTTATCTGAACGAGGTGTTGGCTCTGACTTCTCGGTGTCAATATCTTTCATATAGCCTTCAGTCTTTACTGTAGGTCTTCCTCCACGGAAAGGATTATTTCCTGCACGAGGGGTACCCTTTACTTTAACTGCCGCCTTCTTGTAGGCTCCCTTTGAAAAATCCATCGCACCTTCTTTTTGATCAGCGATAGCATTTGCTGTATCCTTCTTCATGGTTACAGGATGCTTCTTACCACCAAAGTTAAAGTGTGTCTTACCAGCCTTGGCAGCAGCTGCAGCTGCACCATGGAAAGCAGTACGTTCGTTTGCGGGGATCTCTTCAGGAATTACAAACTTGCTTTCCTGAATAGCACCGTCTGGATCGATCGATGTACCACCATCAATCGGTGCTTGAGGATCGATTATCTTCTTTTCTTGGACCGTTTTCTGAGTGGCCCTATACTCTTCAAATGGATTCTTGCCAAACATTGTTCTCTCCTATTACATCCATTGGGCCACTATTGAGCCAATTGCCGCAATCACTGCAGCGAATACAAGTTTATTTATAAGTGTTACTGTACGAGCGTTGTCGTCTATCTTTTTTTCCATCTCATCCATCTTCACCGAAAGCTTATTGATGCGTTCGTACATCTTATCGTGATCATCATCCAACTTATGAATCTTTTCCTCCACACGTGCCAATGAGATCATGGCATCGGCCAAACGATCGAGTTTGTCTTCGATTCTATCTAATCTGGTATTTGTTTCAGATTGAGCTGCCATTATCTTACGCCTATCTTATCTTTTTCGGGGTTGATAAATTCTAAAATCCTATAATCTGTATCGACTAAAACTTCCATCTTTCTACATGATAGCACTAAACTACTTTGATATTCTCTTGATTTACCACCACGTATTTGTCGTTCAATAGTTCTTTTAGCGCCCAGACATTCGGATAACCCGTCTCTGACCGTAAATTCTTTGAGACTGACTGGATCTCCAAAGAACATCAATAAAACTATGAACTCTCCAGCTTTCATTTAATGATTATGCTTTATCTCTACGCCTTCTTTGACGCAAGATAAATGCCCTCCTTTAAACTGTGTCTTTGCAACTTCCATTGCAATATGACATTCTTCCATAGTTTCATACTTACCAACATCCATCATAGAATGATCAGGTTTCATTAACATTAGAATAATTGCCATTGCTTCCATTTTAGTGTCCTGCGTGTGGGTCTGCGTTTGCCGACGGTGTCGGTATATTACTCTTTGTGTGAATCAAATCCATAATATCGTTGCGAATCTTTTCATGTGTTGCTTCTAGATTCTCAATTCGTTTCAGCATAAAATCTATCTGCAATTTTTGTTGCTGATCAAACGGTGCTTGTCCACTTTCTATTTCTTCAGTTAATTTTTCTAGTTCTTGAGCAACATGCTCGATCAACATGAACTGTTCGTTGTCTGCTGGTAGTGAACCCATTTCACCACGTGGCCATTTAATACGAAACTCTGTATTCATTTCGAGATCAGCTTTCATCATAGTCTGCTGAGTCTCGAGGTTATTTAATCTTTCTACAATACCAAAATATGCCCATGTTGCAATTGATGCGCCAGCGATAAGACTGACCATATTGCGAAGTGGCAAAGATACTTCTGTATTTTCACTGACTCTTGGCATCTATTAGCATTTCCAACGTCTACGCGCTGCCTTTCCTCTTTCACCAGTCCAACTGCGAGAACGTGCACAGAACGATTTACGACGTGCAGCATCTTTACTGCCTGGTTTTACTTTACCTGTTACAGCTGTTTGTAACTTACTACCAGGATTCTTACGACGATAGGCAGCAACACCTTTCTTTGTCATACCTGCACCTTTCGATGTAGGTAAGAAATGCCCCTTGCTATCACCATATTTCTTTTCACAGAAAGATTTGAAACTCATAGTCATTTTGTTAATGCTCCGATGATTTTACCTGCGATCTTGCCTGCGATACGACGTTTAATCCTTTGACCAACTTTATTTTTACGTACAGCTTGTACGTCACCAGCAGCCTTAGCACCTTTATAAGCCATACGACGAATCTTACCGATTGTCAACTTGCCTTCTTGCTTTTGTCCAGGTGTCTTCTTACGCATATACTTATTTGCTTCTGGAGAACCATCATCGCACTTCATCTCTTCGGTCTGAGATCTCTTACGAAGTTCTTTTTTCTTGTCATGGCGTGTTACACGTTCTACATCTTTAATCATCGATGGCTGCTTAAGTAACTTACGTAGATGTGCCTTTACTCCACCTGGAGAGTTACCAGTCATGAACATATCAGGCAATCCATCAACACTTACCTTAAAGTCCATGCCTTCATCTTTTTGCATATTCGCGAGTCGCTCTTGTGCACGTAGTATTGCCTTCTGATGTGACTGAGCCCGTGTAGTATGTCTTAGTTTTTCGCCATGATCTTTCGTATTAGAAACTTCAGACTTTGCAGCATTACGCGCAGTAGTGTGTCGGTCGATCGTAGCTTTAATACGATCAATCTCTTGTTGCTTATCTTCGGTACGGATATCGTTCAGCTTCTTCCCTTCTTGAGGGCCACGCTTCTTCGATAGATATGCAGCTATCGCTTGATCACGCCGCTTATC